TTTCTTCTTTTTGTTTGGTGCTATTAGATATTATCCTATTATACATTTCTTGTTTTTCTTTTTCTGTCATGTGATAACCTCCTATTAAGCATATTTAGTTATGATGCTATTAAGTTCATCTTTATCAATCTTTCCTGATTGGTATTGTTGCTGAAGATAATTTTCAAGGCTTGGTGTCTCCCTTCTAACAGCTTTATTTATCGATTTTAAAATACTATATGCTTCATATACTTTTTTAGCATTATCAGTCATGCCTTTTGAAGTTGATTGAGAGCTACTAGTTCCCGTAAGCCCATATCCTCCATAAGAACTTGACTGTGCATTTAATTTTCGTATTGTAGCCTGTTGTTGTTGTTTCTTAAGCTCATATTCTCTTTCCCATTGCGATAAAGCATCTTTTCTTTGTTGTTCTGCTAAATCAAGTTGTCTTAATTTAGCTTGATATTCACGTTCTGCTTGTTTTTGTTGTTCATCAAATTCTGCTTGCCATCTTCTTTGTTCTTCTTCATATTGTTTTTGTTGTTGTTCGTATTCATATTCTCTATTTATTTGAGCAAGAACTTCATTGTATTTATTATTATAGTAATTTTCAATTTCATCGATTCTACTATCTCTTTGAATTGTTAAATTATTCTTATATTCAAATCCTTGAAGTGCTAGTTGTAAAGACTGTTCAAGTTTTTGTTGAGCAATATTAGCTAATGTTTCGTTATTACTTAATTCAGCATCTTTAATCATATTGTCCCATTCAAGAACGGCTTTTTGGTAACTTTCTCTTGCAGTAGCATATCTATTTTGATAAGTATTCCACATACTTACTTGAGAAGATTCTGAATAACCACTATTAGACATACCTTGTCTTGCCATCATTTCAGCATTAGCTCCATACTGATTACTTTGTTTCATGTAGTCAGTATAAGCTCCTTTTTGCTCTCTAGTATAATCTTTAGCTCCTTGTTCTTTACTTTGATTTATTTTATTAATTGCTTGGTCTGTTTTAGCTTGTTGTAATTCAGTTTGTTGTTGTGCCCAACTATTAACGTTTTGTTGTTGTTGCTGTGTATATGCATCTCTTTCATTAATCATTTGATTGAAATTATTAGAAACTTCTTGTTTTCTTTGAGCACTTTCTCTTTCAACATCTGTTAGACGTTGATCATTATAATCTATAATTTGACCTGCCATATTTTTTATTTCCTCCTACTAACGTTTTACATAAGAGCCTATAAAGGCCTCTAAAGTACATTTTTCTAATCCAAAGTTTTTATCAGAACTTAATTTAATTTGTATTGATTTCCATTTTTTCTTCTTAATTCTGCTGACTATATAGCCTTTTACATTTTCATAATTTCCAATCTCTTCAAAATCATCATTGTCTATTTTTGCTGAAACTTTTACCGCTTCTCCAAAAATATCTAAACAGCAACCTTTTTTGTTTGTTGTTTTTTGATATTGAGGATAATTAAATTCATCTTCGCAAGTTGTCCAGTATGACTCTATTTCTGGATTTTGATTAGTCAATGTATAAATACCATCTTCAGTACCAAAATAAAGGATACCGTCTTTTTCAATTGCACATTTAGGAGTGATACTTAATTCCCAATAATACCATTCATATTCAAAATGATGATTATAAGAAAATTTTTGTTCACTATCAGCTACATAAACTTTATTGCCACATATAACTAGCAAATAACCTTCCCACTCAACAAGAATCATATTTTCATAATCTAGTTCATTTAAAAGTTTGTTATCAACTAAGCTACTTCTGTGAGCTAATACTTGTTCTGTTGTAATGTCTCCTGTAATTGCTTCCATTCCTCTTTCAGAGAAGAAAACTATATCATCTTTAAAGTTAATTCCAGTTGTAGCACATCCAGTTGAGATACTTGAGTGCGTACTTGGATATATAGTTCCATATTCTGCATCGGTTGTTGGATTATGATAGAAAATAGTTGTATTAGCTTGACTTGCTTTCTTACAAACCCATAAAGCATTGTTCCCTGGTATCAATGCTTTTACTGGACTCAAATCAAGGCCTTCATTGTAGAAGTCTAAATCTGATATATATCTTGGATTATCTAAAGAACTGTGGAAAATAACATCCGGATAATCTTGATTCCACTAAAAAACACCCTGTTATCAAAAACTGATAACAGAGTGCATTTTTTTATTTTATCTGCATTTGCAGAATTATTTGTTGTAAATTCAATTAAAACATTATCTTTACCGTCTGTATCTGGAATAGATGGTGCAGTATTAAATATAACTCTACCATTTGCTAAATCTTTTGTATATGTATTTGCATTTTGTAAAGTATCGTTTACATATACACTATCTATACTTGATAAAGAATCAGCATCTAATTTATATATTTTAGAAGTACCATCAGCAAGAAATGAATTTTTCCTTTTTGGAGTTAAAACATTAACATCTTCATATATTGTTCCTTCTCCAGTTGGAGCTTTAGAAATTGTCGTTGTTGGAACATAGCCTTCAACTTCAGCACATGTTGTTCCATCATACTCTAAATAGTGAAGGCCATCTTTGATATAAAATATATTAGCATAAATAAAAGATTGACTTTTTCGTGGATTCATTCCACTATAAATCAATTTTTGAGTATCATTATATATATCATATAATGACGTACCAGAATGAACAATTTTATGTAGTTCATTATTTATCTGATAAAAAAATACACCAAATACATTTGGCAAATTTAATATTTTTTCGACATCTGGACGTGTTTCAATATGCTTTCCTATTGAATTTCTATAGTTTTTCCACATATTTACAGAGTCAGGACTTCTGTTGAGTGCTACATTATTATTTGTGAAATCTACACCTGCAAAATTTCCATAAATTCTCGTTATTAAATTTCCACTTACACCCATTTTTTAATCCTCCTACATATCATCAATTCCATCATCATCAACAATAATACTACCTCTTGCATATCGTGGATCTAGTCCTTGTTTTAATTCTGCATATCTATTTGCATAAATTTGGCCATAATTATTAGACACATCGCTTTTTAATAAATCTGCTGCAACACCGATTATTAAACATTCAATTGCATCGTCAGTTATCTCAAACTTATATTTTTCTGCGTCTGTATCTCTAGATATCCTTTTAGGATATTTATAAAAGAATATCTTAGCTGTTCCATTTTCAAGAAATTCAATAGTATCATCAATTTGTTCATACCTTACGCCTTTTATACAATTTAATTGATAAAAGTTATCTAATTCTTCTCTTAAATTAATTTCTTGATTTTCAGAAACCTCCAAATCTTCTTTTGCAGGAATTTTCTTAATTCTAGCAAGTTCGAATTGTACTTCATTAATAATATCATTTAACTTTTCACCAAGCTCTTCATCTGTTGAAATATTTTCATCAGATGCATTGTTGCTTGTATTAATTTCTTCAATTATTCTAAGAATTTTCTTCTTCACTTCTAACAGAGTTATCATCAACTTCATCTCCCTTAATTAAATTATATAAATCAATTGCATCAGGAATAGTTATCATCTTATATTCAGGAATTATAAATCCTTGACCTTTTAAATATATTAATAGCTCATCTTCTTTAAGTTCAACACTTTGTTTACTTTCCTCTGTTACTTTTTGATTTCCTCTGATGATATATTCTCTTTTTAAATTCGTATAAAGAACATTTTTTATAATATAACATTCTACTTCTATTCTATTTATAACTTGTGTTCCATCTTCATTGTAATCTTCATCAATATCATTACATAAATATATATCTTGTCCATCGTGTTTATATGCTCCATAAAATTGAACGTTAGGATATATAACTCTTTTCTCCAATTTTTCTAATTTTTTCATTTTTTCAATTTCTTCTTTTCTCATAAGAAAACCTCCTATTTTATAATGGCGGGCACAGAAAGAATCGAACTTTCGACATACAGATTAACAGTCTGTCGCTCTACCAACTGAGCTATATGCCCGTAAAAAGAGGCGTCCTATTTTAGGACACCTCTTACAGATAAAGGCACAGCCTATCTATAAACTGCAACTACTTTAACATCAGTAGATTCAGGAATTAACTTAACAGTTCCATCATTATTTGCAAATCTTGCACTTTCTACTCTAATTACAGCAAATGCTCCAGCAGCAATAGATTTAACTAAATCTGTATCAGTTGCAGCATAACTTCCATTAGTTGGTGCTTTTACTGTTATTGTTTTTGCAGCAGAAGCATGTGTATTTTGAACTACAAATAATGTATATTCATCAGAACCTTGTAAAGTATATTTAAATCCATCAGCAGCTGATGTTGCTGCTTCAAAAACAACTGTAGTTGCTTCGTTGTATGGTGCTTTAACACCTGTTAAAACTTTTTCAGCCATTAAAAATCACTCCTTTATTAAAAAATAAGAAAACTAGAGTTGGCTTGCTCTAGCTTTCTGTACATCTCACTAATTCTAGTGAGCTAAGATAACAGCTAATTCTTTTGGTCTTGTTACTTTTGCTCCATATACATGAAGACCTTTAACAATAACACCAAATCCATATGTATTATCAGATTTTGTAACTTTATCGATTGCATTTGCGAAGGCAATTGCTTTCTTAGTTCTTATCATTTCCCAGTCATCAGTTCCGTCATTATATAAGTTAGTTGCAAGTCTTAAATATACGTTACCGTATTTTCCAACTGCTCCATTTTTTACATAATCAACGTTGTCTGTGAATAAAGAGTTCATTGCTTCTTTAGCTCTCATAATATGAGTTGCAGATAAATCAGCAGCTAAAGGTGTTTTAGATGTTACTTTATTTTTATAAAGTTTGATTAATGCATCGCCAATTACTTCTAAAGCATTTGCTTTTGTAATTGCAGTTGAAGCACTTCTCATTGAAGTTAAAGATTTTTGTGCTAAAGTTCCAAGATATGTTTCAGCTTCTTCAGCTAATGCTTCTTTAGCTTGGTCTAATTGAACACTATGGAACTGAGGCATTGATTGAGCTTTATCTACATCATCAAGAGTATAAATAAAAGCTTTTGATCTATCAATATCCAAGTATTGAGAATTATCTCCCAATTTTTCTGGATTTAAAGGTGCACCAGTATAATCAACAATTGTTGGTTTTACAGCACCTATAATTTTTAATCGAGCTCCTTGTTTAATTTCTCCATCGTATTCATAATCACACCAATTACACATTACCATATCAGTTTTTAGGTCAGTTTCAATTTTCTTTGACCAATACATAGGCTTAAAGTTATCAGCCATAATAAATCACTCCTTCACTATTTCCAGTGAGAAAATGAACGTTCAATTTTTTTCATAATATTAGGATCGTTATATTGCTCTTTAGTTAATTGGTCTACTTCTTCAGAAGTGAACCAATCTCTTTCAACTTTAGAATCCGTATTTCGCATTGAACCTGGATTTTTCACTGGTTCTTTATTTTTTAAATTTGATTTTGCGAACAATTCATATTTTTTAGAAAATGACATATTATCTGGAAGTTCATATTCCTTAATAAAGTTTTTGAAATCTTCGTTATTAACAAAGTCATCTTGAAGTCCTAATTTTCTTATTTCTTTTAAGTCTTCAGTTGATTTTTTTGCTTCGCCTAATTTCTTAAAAATAATCTTGTCCCTTTCGGTCATATTTTCATAACCTTTATCTAGCAATCTTTTAGTTTCATCAACTATCACATCATAACCATCAGCAATAATTGAATCAGCTTCAGCATTTGCTAATATTTCAATATCCCTTTTAGAGTAATGAGTTTGTGATTGTGTAGGAATATCAATTCCTTGTTCCTTATACATTTCTTCAAGCAATTTAACGTTTTCGTCTAAATCTTTACCTCTCAAACCAGCAGATAATAAACTTTCAACTTTAGAATATTTACTATCGTATTCTCTTTGAAGATTAGTTTTTTGACGTGACAATCTTTTTTGCATTGTCATATTAAATTCCTCTTGTAGTTCAGGATTTTCACTCAACAAATCTCTCAAACTCTTTTTTTGTGTACTATTAACATCTTCTTGATTAGTCTCTTCAGAAT